GTTACAATGCCTCGCCAGCAGGGAAAGACCGTGCTCCTGGCGGAGCTGGCCCTGTGGCGGGCAGCTCACGCGCACCTATGGGGCGAGAGGCAAAGGGTGCTCCATGCCGCTCGTAACGCCGGTCTGGCCAACGAGGTACAGGCAGCCTGCCGCCTCTGGGCATCCGACCAGGGCCTGGACGTTAAGCGCCGAATGGGAGACTCGTACATCACGTTTCCCGACGGCTCTCATTGGCACGTTCGCGCATTGAGCGCTGTGTATGGACAGCGTGTCTCGTTGGCCCTTCTTGACGAGGGTTGGGATATGAAGCCAGAGGCATTCTGGCAGGGATTATGGCCAGCAATGAGTGAGCGCGCAGCTCGGCAGGCTTGGGTATTCTCGGCAGCCAATGTCGGCGACCGTGGACTAATTCGCTCAATGTCGGCAGCTCCAGGAACCCTACATATGGCATGGGGAGGCCAGCGGGATACCGATTACACTGACGAAAGCCTGTGGCCTGCCGCGACTCCGCACATGACTCCGCATAGGTTGGAGGCAATGAGAACTGCCAGCGCTACGCCAGGGTTCGAGATGGAATGGCTGAACGTCTGGCCATTCGACGATGACGAACTGGAAGGCTGGCCTCCCCGGCTGAGCGACTGCAAGAAGACCGGAGGAATGCCGCCAGAGGGTTGCCTCGCAGCTATCGAAGTGTCCCAGGACCGTGCTCGTTATGGATACGCGGCAGCCTGGCTGGAGGCGGACGGCAGGATCAGCGCTTTAACGGGCACAGCGGGGTCGCTGCAGGCTGCTATCGTGGCTCTCGAGGGTTGGCAGCCTTCGATGGTCTTCGTCGGCCTAAGCCTCCGAGAATCGCCGCTCTGGCCCTGGCACGTTCAGGGAGTCGGCATGTCGGAGACCAAGGAGGCGACCCCAGTTCTCGAGCTGCGTATTCGCACAGGCATGCTCTCGCATGATCATAATCCGACGCTATTGTCAGAGGCCCTGGGCGCGCGCGTCACAGAGGTAGAGTCGGGAATGGTACTGTCAGCTAAGCGCTCGACCGGGCCAGTGCCGACTCTTAAGGCTCTGTGTTGGGCTGTCTGGGCAGTCGATTCCGGCAAGTTCCAGGTAGCCTCCGAGATATGGTAGGAGTATACTAACGGGCAATCGGTAGGCGTACCGTTAAATTCGGGCAGGCGTCCCTTTATCCCGGTCTGGGGAAGGCTCGCAGATGGCGCGTCTGGCACGACGTTCGCGATATGCCAGGACCAATCAGCCCTATGGTGACTTGCTGGTGAACAGCCCGGATGGATTCCCGTCGGGCATTCCTGAGCGTTATGCCTACAACGGCGACCCTAGCTCCCCATTCTGGTGGTGGGGAAATGACTCGCCGTTGCTGGCGAGCCAGGAAGCAATCCCGAATATGGCAGCCGTCACCAGGGCTGGATCGCTGATCTACAACACGATTGGCGCTCTGCAATTACGTTCCCTTACTGGCGGTTCGACCATCACCACATCGACTATCGAAGTGCCTCCGCCGCGCTGGACCATGGACCCTCAGCTCTACCGTCCCGACCGACGGTTTGGCGAGAGTCCGCCAGAGGCCTCCGCACTACGAATGACCAAGTCCCTTTTCTGGGCTATGTTCATTCGGTCGGCAATCATGCGCGGAATGGGATACCTGATCTTCGAGGAATCGGCAATGGGTGAACCTATCGCCGGCACACTCAAGCTGTTGAATCCGGACCTGGTGTCCCCGCACGAGAACGAGAATGGGGATATCGTTCGGCGTATCGGGCAGCCGCTGAACACTGGAGAATGGGTCGAGACCGCGCGCGATGGATCGCTAAGCCTGGGCGGCAGGCGTTACCGTATGGTGGAGTTGAAGAACCCACTGGACCGTATCGACGAATACGGGATGACGCGCGGGGTTCTCGAGATGCACGCGGCGGAGCTGAGGCTGGCCTACCAGTCTGTTAAGTATGCCACTGGAATGTTCCAGTCCGGAGTCCCGAGCGGCTACCTGAAGTCCTCCATTCCGAACTTCAATAAGCCTCAGGCGGATAGGCTTAAGGAGCAGTGGCTTCGGGAGCACAGCGGGGATATTCGCTCAGTGGCGGTCCTGAACGCCACTACCGAATACGTCCCCATATCGTTGAGCCCGGTCGATATCGCGCTGATTCAGAATCGCCAGATGTCGCTGCTGGATATCGCTAATGCGTTTGGGATTCCAGCCTACATGATTGGTGGCAGCGATGGCGGCTCGAATACCTATAGCAACGCCGAGTCCCGCAATTCCGATTTCCGGCAGTTCAGCCTAGCGCCATGGGCAGTCGCCTTCGAAGAAGTGTTGACGGCTCTCACGGTCCAGGGCGCATTCATTGTGGTGGACTTCCGGGGTCTCTTGCGTCCCGATACTTCCACGCGTTATGCAGCTTATGCTCAGGCCATTTCTTCAGGCTGGATGACAGTGGACGAGGTTCGCCGGCTCGAGAATATGCCAGGGCTGGTCGCGCCCGAGACACCGACAACTGATACGCCAGCAGGGATATCGGACCCTGAAGACCTGTCTCCACAAGACCCGCCAATTGCGATTGGACCTGGTGCCGCATGAATGTTGAAGAACTGAAGGCTGGAGCTATTCAGTATCGCGCTGCAGAAGTCAAGGACATCAACGTACCCAATAGGGAGATGCTGGTGAAGGTGGCTCCCTATGAAGTGACGATGGATATTGGTGGCGGGATCGACGAGACGTTCAAGCGCGGCACGTTCTCGAGAGCTGTTAAAGCGCCTCAGAGGGTCTCTGCGTTTTGGGAGCATGGCGGGCCTCTGATCGGTCGAGGCGTCCAGGTCGACGACCGCGAGGACGGCGTTTGGGTACGCGCGAAAATAGGGCGCACCACTGCGGCAGCTGACGTTATCTCGTTGATCGAGGATGAGCTGATTCGAGACGTGTCGGCGGAGTTCCGGCCTATTCCGGAGTCCATGACAGTTATGCAGAGCGGTGGCAGGCTTTCAGTTACGCATACGCGCGCGCACCTTATTGGGTTCGCTGTCGTGCGGGAGGGCGCGTATGGAAAGGATGCATATGTGTCCTCTGTTCGAGATGAAAGAATGGAACGAGACCGGGAGGCCCTGAGGCTCTGGCTGCAGGGTGCTAAGGCACATAGGCTGTGATAGAATACCCGTGGCTGGCTTTCGAAAACTGAATGGGCGCTATCCGCAGCTGGCGGACCCCGGACCCATTTAGCCATTAGACCCCTAGCGCGGTCCATATCCCTATTCGCGCTAGGAGAGCGCTCATGACTGTTTTGACAGACCTTCGAGATCAGCGGGACACCATTGTTGGTGAGCTGGATGCCCTTATGGCGAATCCGGAATTCGATCCCAAGGACCCCGTTATCGTCGAGAATCGCAGCAAGGTCGAGAACATGGACGCGCGCATTCAGAGCATTGTCGATTGGGAGGCCCGGAAGACCGCCTCCATGAAGATCGATTCGATTGCCCTGAGGCATCGCGAGGACCAGAAGGAAAAGGAAGCACAGAAGCTCGAGATGGTCCCGACCATTGGGGAGGCCTGGACGCGCTCGAAGGCATATGAGGAATACAAGCTCCTGCCGCGTGGTACGTCTGGCCGAGTGAGCATGCCGTTCGACGCATTCATGCAGCAGGACCGCGCTCCTATTCTCACGTCGACATTCCCTGGCCTTATCCAGGCGACTCGAATTGCTCCGAGCCAGGCCCCAGCTCGGCAGACGCCTCTCCTGGACCTTATCGCGCGCGTGAGTGTCTCGTCAGGCGCGGTGGAGTGGGTTCATTACCCGGCTGCAGCGCCGCTCGGCACTGTGACGGCAGAAGGTACAGCGAAGACTGAGGCAGCCATTCTGCCGGTCCTGAAGACCGTGACGCTGGATACCATCGCCAGCTGGGCACAGTATTCGAGGCAGTTTGGTGAGGACGCGCCAGGCCTGGTGCAGTTCCTGAATGCAGCCCTGGCACGAGGCATTCTGGATAAGCGGGAGGCCCTGGCAGCGGCGGCTCTTATTGCCGACGCCACCATTCCTGTGACGACCAATACCGGCGGGACTCTTCTCGAGGGAATCCGTCTCGCTATTGGCTCGGTGCAGACCGCCGGTTATCAGCCTCAGGCAGCCGTCATCAACCCGGCTGATTACGCGGCGCTGGATATCGATGTGTTCCAGGCGACCCTTCGTGGGCCAACTGTCAATCCCAATTTCTGGGGAATCATTCCTGTGCCTGTGGGCGCGGTCGCCTCCGGTACTGCATTCGTGGGCGATTTCAGCGCGGCGATGGTCGAGCTCGTGCGCAATGACGTGCAGGTCTTTACGACCGATTCGCACGCCAGCACGTTCATCAGCAACGTCCTCACGACGCTCGTTGAGGCCCGCGCTAAGGCCATTGTGCAGAGGCCTGAGGCATTGACTAAGGTCTCGGGCACTGTCGTGGTTGGCACGCAGGCTGCCAAGAAGTAGTTCCGATATGGCTATTCTGGTGACAGTGGCGGAGTTCCGGTCCTGGACCGGCTCTGCTACTGCCACCGTGCCAGACGCGCTAATCCAGAATTGCCTGGACGAGGCAGAGGCTGGAATAGTTGCGGATTTGGGAGTTCCGGTATCCATGATCATGACCGTGCCAGAAGCGCAGTCATTGGCCTTTGGCGAGGAGATGCGGCGGGCGTCGCGACTCCTTTCACGGCGCAATTCGCCAGAGGCTGTCAGTGGATTCGGAGAGGCACTGATCGCCATCCCGGCTCGAGACCCCGACAGCGCCAGGACGATTTATAGCCTGCGCGCTATTCTCGAGATTCCTGAGGGAGTGGCATAGTGGCTGCACTCGAAGACGCGCGGGTCGAGCTGGCGACCGCAGTTACGGCTGCCGGATTCGAGTGCCTCCCTTATCAGCCTGACGCCCCAGCTCCACCTATCGCATTCGTTGAGAATCTCACTATCGACCTGACCGGTAATTCGGTTGCGCAATCATTCTGCGTTCCCGGAATCGCGACCGCTACGATAGTGACGATTGCCCAACGGAACGACTGGCCAGGGTCGACGAATTATCTCGAGGGACATGTCGAGGCGGTCCTCGCGTCACTGTATGGTCTCGGTGGGTTGCGGATTCTGTCTGTGCAGTCTGGGCAGGCCAATGTCGGCGGGCAGGAATTGCCTACCGTTGTGTACGTCGTGCAATTCGGGATATGACAGGAGTCTGAAGAATGGCACTTACTACAGCACCATTCGTGATGCGAGATGTCACGCTCACGCTAGCGCCTGTTGTCGCAGGTACGGCGGAGGAATATCGGTGCCAGCTGAATAAGGCACAGATCACGCCCGCTGGCGGTGGCGGCACTAGCGTTACCTACGAGACGTTCTGTGCTACATTCTCGGAGCAGTCTGGTGGCGCTACGTTCGCGCTGGACCTGGGAGGCTTCCAGGCTTATGCAGATGTGGCTGACCTTTCCATCTTTCTCTGGAATTCCGCTGGCGAGAAGTACACCTTCGTGCTGACACCTAGGGGCGGAGTCATTAGTGCGACCAATCCGGGCTTCACTGGTGAGGTTACGCTGATCGAGGCTGTCATTGGTGGCACGGCGAATCAGTACGCCACATTCGAGGTTAGCCTCCCGTGCTCGGCAAAGCCTACTGCGATCGTGGCTCCTCCAGTGGTCACGTTCGGCGCGGAGGGCGACGGCGAGGACGTGACAGAGCCGGCTGAAAACGAGCCTGTGGCAGCCTAGGTAGGCTGGACCTATGCGAGACCTAGGTGATGTGGCACGCATGGCTGCAGTGCTCCCTGGTGCGCTTGAACGGGCACAGCTCCAGGGAGTGCAGCAGTCGGCGTTGTTCGTTACGCGCGGTATCCGGGACGAGATTCGTAGCGTGACTGGTGATATGCGACTGTCCGGAGTCGGCGCTCGGGGAGCTCGAGTCGGAGCTAAATATGATGTCAAGGGAACTACGAATCCTACGGCTATCATCAGCGCGACTGGCCCATTGCAGCTAATCGAGCGGCGCACTAATCCGCATCCGATTTCGAATCGGAGGCGGAGCAAGAAGAAGGCACTTAAGATGGCAGATGGCGGATTCGCCAAGTCTGCGATGCACCCTGGCACGCCGGCTAAGCGACCGTTCGCCAAGGGTGTTTCTAGGACCGCCGACCGGACTGGCGTCATATTCGACGAGGCTGTGCAGGGCGCAATTCGGGCGGTGTTGCGTTAAGA